TGATATCGGGATTATTTATATGGAACATGAACCCGACGGTAATATGGAAAAATTAAAATTGTTTCAGCTAAAAGATATGGGTACTATATTATACTTAGATCTAGATATAAGAATACAAAAGAATATAGATCATTTGTTTGATTATTGTGTGGATAATCCTGTTATAGTATACACATGGTGGAAAGATAAAGGTGACGAACAATTAAATATACATGACTTTCCACACCAGCCTGGGTTTCCATTAAGTAATTATAATTCTAGTGTAATGTTATGGAAAGATGCTACACATATATGGAAACATTATAATGAATATCCAGAAACATACATTGTACAATACCCTTATGGAGACGATACATTTTTATACCATGAAGGATTTACATTTGAACACTTACCACACAATGAGGTATACTCTTATCTGTATTCAGGAAGAAAATATAGACCAGAGTATCCTATATGTTTATTAAACGGCTTAGACAGACACCCGGAGATTGAGAAAGAATATGATGAATTTTGTATGCATCAAGTGGGGCACTAAGTACTCACCTGATTATGTTAATAATTTGTATCGTATGGTACAGGAACATTATCATAATGACTTTACATTTACCTGCTATACAGATGACGACACAGGATTAAAGTGTGATGCCAGAGATATACCTGACATAGAACCTTTACATCCTAAGTATTGGTTTGGTAAAGAAAACTATTGTTGGGATAGAGCCAAGTTCTTAGTATTTAATTCTCATAACTTTTTAGGCTTTGAAGGTAAATGGTGTTATTTAGATCTAGATGTAATCATACAAAGCGATATAACAAATTTATATGAACTAGCATTAAAGCCTAGGATAATACATTCCAGATGGCAGAACCCTAAACATAAACATGATAGGAAGTTTATAGATGTTCGGGGAACATTTTATAACTCTAGTGTAATGTGTTGGAATAGAGATCAATGTGAACATATCTTTTGGGAAGCCTTACAGGAAGATCAAATGATATTTAAAACATTTTGGAAAGGAACAGATAACTATCACTATTGGAGACAAAGAGACTTTTGGAGTAACATGCCATTTGAATGGACTTACTCTTACAATAGAGGAATGCAATTTCCAGAGGATTTGGAGACACATAAATATAGAGAAGAATGTAAATTTTGTTTATTTAATGTAGATGTATTAAAGTCTAACAATAAACAGATAAAGATCGATGAATTAGAAGATGAGACATTATTGAGATTATGGCATGGTAACGATTATAGCAAATCAGCTAGACAGTAATTATAGTCAAGGACAGATAAACGCATTATATACACAGGTTAAGAAACTGTGCGTAAATCCTTTTGATTTTTACGTCTTTGTAAGCGCCGATGAGTATAAACTGTTAGAAATTACTCGAAAGAAAGAAGGCTATATAGATGGAATAACCTTTCATGTGCCTAAGTATGGAAAGGATTGGTTGGAAATAGATATAATGCAACACACCAAACCTGGTGGACATACATTGTTTATAACACCTAATTGTATTATTAACAACATACAGGACATAGACATTTATAAGTCAAACAAGAAGATTTTGCTTGAGGATGGTAACCTAGGTTATTTTGTATACCGTAATGATAAAGTGGAAGCTATACTAAAAGAATGGGACGAAAAAGAAGATGACTTATTATATAACTATGATATATTTAGCGAGAAGTTTTTAATAGAAGAAGGTGCTTTACCTTTTCTAAAAGATAGTACAGCAACATATCCAGAAAAAACAGATGAGAGTATAGTAGCTTTGCCTTTTTGGTATGAGGATTTTACTGAAGAACAATTGGATAAGATGTATAACAAAGAAACAGATCTTTATCCTTACTTGCCTGAAAGAGTAGAAATAAATCCTATATCAGGAGATGACTATTTAACTTTAGAACAAATAGAGGATACATTTACAAAAGACTTTATAGAAAAATCTAAGTTGAAAAGAATACATTTTAAAGGCACAGATACAGACCCTACATTAAATCCTGAACTATTTGATATAGCTCATTTCTTTATGTCCAGGTGGGGTATTGGTGGTTGTGATATAACTACAAATGGAAAATCTAATGAGCCTATTTGGTGGAGTAACTTAGGCTTAATGTTTTTAGAAGCAGGTAACATTACATTTAATATTAATACAGGCAATCCAGATAAACAAATATTACAAAATGCAAAAGCGTTGATAGACTCTGGGTGTAGAGTGTTTTGGAATTATGTACATACTAATCAATTAGATTCTGATATTCAGAAAGCTAAAAAAATATCAGAGGAATATAACTTCTATGGCTTTATATATGATAATCAAATCCCTAAAGAAAAATTACAAGTTATAGAAAAAACTAAACCCGATATGCCAGACTATAAACTTATAGAACTAGAGACTCTACAGACAAGAAAAAAAGATGACATATATAAAGAGAGAACAATAAAATTTTCACCACATGTTAAGTGTGAAGGTAAAGTTAATAATTCATTTTATCTAAACTCTAAAGGTAATGTGTTTCCCTGTAAACATGTGGCTCTTAATTTAACTACTGCAAATAATTCTCCTGAACACAAGACAGAATTATTGTATAGTTGGGATAAGAATAATATAAATGAACACACCCTAGAAGAAATTTTTACAAATGACTTCTTTAAAGGATACTTTAATAATTTGTTAAAGTTAAATCCACAAATAATACACGATGAACAAGGTGGAATATGTTAGAAGTAACAACAGAAAAATCAGTAATATTAAAAGGCACATTCGAAGACTATGATAACTATATACCAATAGTTGAAGAGTCTCAGTTTGCTGTTTTGATTATTAAATCAGACATTACAGACTTTGATTATAAAACAATGCAAGTCACGGAAGCACTTGCTAAACACAAACAACAATACGGTAAGGACTATGTCATATGCAGGTTAAGTTAATCAGCTACAGCCAAACAGATGGAAACTATCTTATAGACGACACAAGCGCTACAGAACTTGTAGCTTTTTGTGCCAGAGTAAGTAATCCAGATGGACAATTAAATAAAGATACAAGTGAGAAACTTATTAAGTATCTAATGAAACACAAGCATTGGTCGCCATTAGAAATGGTAAGTGTATGTCTAGAAATAGACACCACAAGAGACATTGCAAGACAAATTCTAAGACACAGGAGTTTTAGCTTTCAAGAATTTAGTCAGCGGTATGCAGATCCTACTAAGGACTTAGAGTTTGAAGTAAGAGAAGCAAGAATGCAGGACCCTAAAAATAGACAAAATAGTATTCCTACTGATGACTATAAATTAGATAGTAAGTGGCAGGAGTTACAAAAAGATATTATTAGGCAAACTAGATATGCTTATACATGGGCGTTAGAACATGGAATAGCAAAAGAACAAGCTAGGGCTGTATTACCTGAAGGTAATACTAAGAGTAGAATGTATGTTAACGGAACATTAAGAAGCTGGATACATTACATTGAACTTCGAGGTGCTAATGGTACGCAGTTAGAACACATGGATATTGCACATGCTGTGGCAGATGTAATAACTAAAATTTTTCCACTAGCAGGAGATTATAAAGGCAAAGAGTTATGAGAGTAAATATAGTATGTTCTAAGTGGGGCACTAGATATGGTCCTCACTTTGTGAATAAATTAAAAAATATGGCCAAGAGGAATTGTAATCCTAAACACGATTTCCATTTTTATTGTTATACAGATGACGCTGAAGGTATAGATGATGATGTAAAAGTTATTCCTTTTCCAGACATTCCCAACATACATCCTAAGTATTGGTTTCAAAAAGACGACTTTAAATATGGTATGGCAAGATGCTGGGATAGGCCTAAAACATTTGTATTCAATACTCATAACTTTGCTGAAGACAAACCCACAGGTCGTTTTATATTCTTTGACTTAGATGTTATTATACAAAATGATATAGAGCCTTTAATTACCTATAATATGGAAAGACCAACTAAGTTAAGAAGTTGGTGGCAAGACCCGCGCCCAATGAAGACGCGGAGATTTAAATTATCTCATGGAGCATATACTAATGGCAGTTGTCAAGTTTGGTCCGACGATCAAGCAGAATGTATATGGCACGATGTATTAGAGAATCAAGAAAAGATTTGGTTTACATATACAGACGGAACAGATAACTATCACTCCTGGCGATGGGGAGATTGGGGTAAAAAATTATGGGATCATTTCCCAGCAGACTATGCTTACTCATATAACCGAGGGCGTAGTTGGGAAGATGATGATTTAACCACAGAAATATATAGAGAAACACCAATCCTCTGTGTATTTAATATTGATCTACTACCTAAACAAATGACTTCAGGTAGAGGACATACAAAGCAGAATGAATTAGTAGATCCGGAGTTATTAAACCATTGGCGATAAACATTTATACAGTAAAGTGGGGCAGTAAATATTCTGCCAAACATGTTAATAAGATATATGAGTCTTGTTTAGAATCTATATCCTATGACTTTACATTTTACTGTCTAACAGAAAATCCAAAAGGACTTAGTGAAGATATAAAAGTTTTGCCTTTCCCTAAAGAAAACAAATTAGAGAAGTGGTGGAATAAAATGTATTTGTTTGATGATAATGTTGTTAGACAAAAAGGAGAGAATTTATTCTTAGACTTAGATGTTATTATACAAAAGAACATAGATGATATTGTAAACTTTGATCCTGAGGATTGTTTATGTTTTGGCCAAACACATTGGCATGATATGGAAACACAAAAGAAAGAAACAGAACATGTTCCTCATAAATATACAGACTTAAACTCTAGTATATTAAGATGGAACGATAATTTAGATAAAGAAAATATTACTCTTTATTTTAAAACACACATAGAAAAAATCTTATGGTACTATCGAGGAATAGATAATTTCTTTATGCACAAGGGTGTAGCAAGAATTAAATATTTTCCGTTAGGGTGGTTTTATAGTTACAATCAAGGCTATATATATCCACATGATATAGAAAAACATGTATTCAGACAAATACCATATGTTTGTTTATTTGATTCAATGGGAAGAAAAGAAGATGTTAAATTTTAATTTTTTAAACAGTATGCAATATTGGGGAGAAGGTCTCGCTAAAGTTGAACATGAAATGAAACATAAGCATGATGACTTTAGACAAGCTCTTAATCCTAATACAATGGAAGGAGCTATTTGGTTAGTTGAAGAACTAAAAAATAGCCTAGATGATTATATGAAAGACGAGCAGTTTAACATTCTTGTATTAAACAGCTGGTTAGGAGTTCCTTTAGTACCACTACTATGTGAGAACTTGTCCGTGGGTGAATTGCACCTAGTTGACATCGATAAAGAAGCTTTAGAGCTCTCTAAGGTGTTTAATAAGCATTATATCACCGAAGAATTCATAAAAATAAATCACTGGAACTTAGATATTCCATTTGCATTTGACGAATTAAATCAATTGAATGTTGATATAGTTATTACAATGGGAGCTGAGCAAATGTATCCATTGAAAGATTTAAAGACTGCCAACAAACATGCTATATTTGCTGTACAGAATTCTAATGTTATAGAAGAGATGTATGGTATTAATTGTGTTGATAGTGAAAAGGCTTTAATAGAAAATGCAGGGTTAGTAGATACCACATACTCAGGCAAGACAAAGCAATTCTATTATGATTGGAACGGCAAGGTACATTTCGATAGGTTCATGGCAATTGGCACAAAGTAAAAAACTTAAGAGAGCATTACACGAAGCAACTTATGACACAGCCATAGGAGCAATAATAATGTTCCCTTTAAGTGTTGGAATAATTAAGGCTTGCATTGACTACGCAGGCACCTCGGCTGAGATGGCTGCGTTTATCAATTTCTTAGGACTAACTGGAATAGCTATTGTAAGAAAAGCTCTTGTAAGACTCAGATTCGAAAGTAAATATAATAACAAATAAATTCAAATGCGCCTATTGCTAATACAATTAACAAAAGTATGACTGCTAATTTAAGTACAAACATTAACAAGTCAGGCAAATATTTTATTGCCAAATAAAGTATAGCTATAAAACCTATTAGTTCTAACATTAGTCTACTCTTAAGAAACTCTATGTACAAAGTAACCAGGCTGTTCTGAAGAATTAGACATGATTACATTGAACTTAACTCCTGACTTAGCTTTATTTTCCTGCCTATTGACATTGGAAAAATAACCTCTAAGATCAAAAGAATATTTGTTCTGATAGTATTGAATATCTCTATTAGGAACAAAGCAGTATTGACTAACAGTTAGATTATCTCTAATGTCCTTATACTTTGCCTTATTACTATAAGATCTACGGGTTAAATTTGCTGGCGGTGCGCCATTAAAGATTTGATATTTCATTTTTTTCTCCTAGTTTTTTGAACTTACGTCTTGATTTAGAAAAGCCTTTAAGAGGATTCTTAAAGACCGTATCGTTGTACTGGACAAGCCAGCCTTTTTCATTGACATAGTATATGCCATTAGAAACTTTTTCGTCACCCCAATCAGTGACTTCTTGTAATATCTCAATCATTTCTTTCTCCTACACCCCAGTCAATTACAACCGGGAATCTTGGAATATTATCTACTGACCTTTCAAAGAATCTACATGTAACCCAAGTAGGTTTCTCTTCTTGTTCTAGTAGAGCTTTAAGTGTTTCTTGATTGCCTCTAACACCACTCTTAAATGTTTCTGTTCCATCTGTAAGAACAAAGTGTTTAGCATATCCTGCCCAATTACCTGAGCCTTCTAATACTTCTATAACATTAAACTCTTCTGTAATGAACTCTTTTCTTTTCAGTAAGTTCTTACTTCTTTTGTTTTCGTAGACTGTATTGTTACGAACCATCTGTCCTTCGTAACCATCTTCTGTGTATTGTGAATACAGTTCGTCTAGTTCTTCCTGTGTATCACATGTCTTAGTTTCAACAGTAACTATTGGAAGATCAAAGTTTTGTGCTTCTATAAAATCCATTCTAGTTTGGAAGTAAGGTTCAACACCATCAGTCCAAACCATATCATATACATGATACTCAACAAGTTTAAAACATTCTTCCTGTTCTTCTTGTGTAGGTTTTACTTTCCTAACAAGACTTGTAATCTTGTTGAAGTCTGCTTTTAGTTCGTGATTATAAAGTTCACCATCTAATATAACATTAGGATACTGTTCAAAGAATGATTGTAGAGATGAAAAGATATGATCGCATGTTGTGATTGCTTTACCTGCTCTTGTGTAAAGTCCATCTTTCCTTGCAATACATCTAATGCCATCTAACTTAGGCTGACTAATACCACTAGACTGAGGCCTTTTAGTGTAGTCATGTGCTAGTTGTGGTTTGAACTTATCGTAAGTATCAACTAGTGAGATATCTTCGAAGTATTCTTTTTCTACTTTCTTATCCCACATTGCTTGAGCTTCTTTTTGTGCTTGTTCAGCATCTGTAGTAGCATTTGCTTTGCCTTCGTTCTTTCCGTAAGCATCTTTCCAGCCACTAGTAACTAGGTTGCCGTCTTTTATGCCTGCAATAGTTCTAGTAGCATTCATCACGCCATTAGAATATTCGACTGTCAGTTCACGAATGTTTCCGTTCGTGTCTCTTTTGTAAAGTTTAGGTAAAGGAAATATCATTACGCTGCCTCCGCTATTTTTGCTAGTCTTTCGTCTCTGTATGCTAGGGCACCTTCGCCTAAGTAAACATTGCCGTCGTCTGCTCTGTAAAGAGTTTCAAGACTTGCACTAGCATCTTTTTGTCTTTGGAGTAATGAAAACTCTGCTTGTTCTAAAGTTATGCCACCAATTTGGACAAAGTCTAATAACATGTCTGCGAATGGAACTTCACCATTTGATTTCCATACTGTAAGCCCATCTACTTGAGCTGTGTCTTGGAATTTTGTTTCAATGGAATTATCATAAGAATAACCACTTGGTGCTGTTCTTATTTGGCTTTTGTATAGAACATCACCTGTAAAAGTTTTGTTCTCATCATGGATGCTGGCCATTCCAAATCTTTGTTTGTCTACATACTGGCCTGCTATTACTACTCTGTCTTTTAAATACATATTTAAGTCCTCACTTTTTATTTAATATACATACATTATGCACTCTGACGAACCAAAGGTCAACCTTTTTTTGGGTTATTTTGAAATCTTTTTTACTGTAAGAACAAGGGTTTAGGAGAGATGTGAAGCATCTTTTCCAGAGATATCTTCAATCATACACCGCCACATGTCAATATTAGGGATAACAAACCCTAATGTAAGGCGTGGTTCGTGTGTTCCAGCAGTATGATAGTAGACTTTATCGGGCTCTCTACCCCTGCCATAGTATCCTACCTTACAAGACCAGCCACCAGGATCTAACATTTCAACGACTTCATGTGTTAGTGGATCTCTATATTTGAAGAACCCACCGCCGTTTTCTGTATAGGATAATAGTATGTTGTATCCATGTGCATTCCAATTATTATGCCAACTCATGAATCCATTCTTAGGATAATATACATGGACAGCCTCGTTGCGAGCTCCCAACCATGTACATAGTTCTGTAGATAGTTCCTGATATCTTTCTTGGAACTCTCCTATGTTGCCCATTTTTAAATCGTAACTATATGAAATTTCTGGATACCCTTCATGGCGTCCGTCTGCTTTAACTACTTTATCTAGATACTCTATTGAACATCCGTTCTCCATTGTATCTGTATTCTTAGGATTGTCTTTTGCTAATTTATTTAAGAGTGTAAGATCTTGTCTAAAGAACCATTCTGAATATGGCTCCAACATGCCTTTAACTTCATCTGATATATCAGTCCAAATCATTTTTTCTTTAAATATATTTCATGTGAAGGAATAGAGTAATGCCACATAACAATTTCATCTCCTTCTAGTTCTTCATACATGTGGCCATTAATAAAGTTCCAACGAACAGGCATATCTTCTCCCCACTCAACTCCATGATCTGAATATGTTAGAAGTTTCCACATTGTAAATGTGTCCCATTGTCTAACATCATCTGGATATCCGCCTATGTCATTTACATATAAACCATCTACTGTTTGTTCTGTTTGTTTTAAATATTCTCCATACCAGGATTCCATTAACTTAATTGTCTGTGGATTATTTCTATAAACAAACATTCCACAGTGCATTGTCATTTCTTCTGTGTTAGATAGTTTTGTTACTTTAGCATTGTATGCTCTAATTTTTGTAAAGACTAAATCTAAATCATCTGGTAGTTGATCAAATACAAATTCTATATCTTCATGTTGACATAACATATCTGCATCTAGATAACATGTTTTGCCTGAGTAAGGTGTTTGTCCTAGTGCCCATAGTTTAGCTCTTATATGTTTAGGTACTTCCCATGATATAATATAATCTGCTACATTCCAATCACTAGGCTTAATCCATTCTTCGTGATCGACGAATACTGTTATGTGTGCTTCAGGATAAAATAGTTTTACAGACTCTGCACATTCTATAGCTGCTTTGTAGAATCTTTCATGTTTGGAAGCTACGATTAAAAAACCGTTTTCAGGAAAATCCTCAGGATTTATTTTGTTCATCCAATGACTCCATTAATAATATAGTTGTATAGGCATTAACTTCCATTGGAGATTTGGCTTTACGAATAAGTCTTTTTAATTCTATATTAGAAGAGTCTTTAACTGCCTCTATTTCAAATGCTTGTAACTTAGCACCGAATAATTGTTCTTGTTTGGCACGAACTGCCTCTGTTTCTTTTCTTTGGAGTCTCTTTTTAATACCTTCATCTCTTCTTCTAATACCTTCTTCTGTATTTTTATCGAGAACTTCCTCTCCAAATTCTTCTAGTATTGCTTTGTAGTCTGGATTTGTACCATCCATATCTTGGACAGATGCTGTGGCTCTTCTACCATCATTATATTCTAATGTAACGACAATATGTTTACGCTCTTTATTAGACCAATAGGGAGCAGCGTATTTAAAATTCTTTTCTTTGGGAGGTTCGTTTTCTACAGTTGTTATGTCTGCAGGATCAATCTCAATTTTTAAAGGTATAGCCTTCTTCTTTGCCATAATATCTCCATAATGTAACTTTATTTATACTGCTAACTAAGCAGTTCTTAACCACAATTTTACCGTACTGACTGTTGAGCTTGAAGATTTAATTGTGTCGCCTGCGTATGTACCAGAATAATAACCTGTGTATGTACCTGAATATGTACCTGAGTATGCTGAGGTTCCTGTGTATGTGCCTGCATAGTTTTTAGCACCTGTATAACTACCTGCGTATGCTGAGGTTCCTGTATAATATCCTGTGTAGTTTTTAGCACCTGTATAATATCCTACATAGTTACCTGTATAATCTCCTGCGTAAGATGTTCCTGCATAACCTGAATAATCTGCTGCGTAGTTTCCTGTGTATGTTCCTTGGTATGTGCCTGAATAACCAGATGTTCCTGTGTAAGCTCCTGCATAACTTTTGGCACCTGTATAACTGCCTGCGTATGCTGAGGTTCCTGTATATGTTCCACCGTAATTTTTAGCTCCTGTGTAACCGCCTGTGTAGGCTCCAGTATAAGCTCCTGCATAAGCGCCTGTGTAATTTTCGGATGCTACATCTTTCTTAGTATCTGTATAACCGCCTGCGTCTCCTTGTTGTACCCATGTACCTGACCCTGGTGCAGTTGCTTGTAATACATATTTACCTTTACCACTAGAAATAATATAGTTTCTAAAGTTAGGCATTTGCTGTTCCATCTCTGCAACAGTCATTTCTTGTACACCGGCTCCACTATCTTTAACTTTAAGAGGTTTGTAATTAGTTACAGCTGCTGTTGTTGCTGCTGTCTTTTGCCAAATATACATGTTAGCAGTGGTACCATCTACTTGGGTATCTGTTAATGTATATCTAGATGTCCATGTTCCACCTGAAGGTGTTGATGCTGCTAATGAGTATTGACCTATTGTATAGTTGCCTTGTGCAACAAAGTCATCAGCTACCTTATCTAAAATATCTGTGTCTATTTCTGTATCATCGAATTCGTGTATACCTACTGTGCCTGAGGATACATACCCTAAAGGTCTATTTGTAACACTTTCGGATACTGTGGTTTCTACTTGTTTAGCTGTGTAAGTAGTAACTGTAGAAGATGCTCCGTCTGTAGGATGTGTTCCTACTGCGTCATCTCTCTTTGTATCTGTTGCAGTACCGATAGTTGTTCCTGAACCACCAATGTTTATTTCACCAGTATTTGTTCCATCATGATTGTCTGCGAAATCTTTTGTAAGTATTGCACTGTAATACTGTTCGATTTCAGTATCTGTCATTTCTTGTAATCCTTGTAGATTACCTGAACTAACAGGATATGCTGATGCTTTAATTCTTAGTGGTCTCATTTATTTGTTTCCTAGTTTACTCTTGTTCCTGATGAATTATAAATGATAACAGGGCTTAACCTGTTCCATTTCGTTGCGCTTACTCCCACCAGTTTCAATGAATGTCCTGGTGCCAAATCTACTGCTATGCCGCTGCCACCACCATCAATAGTCTCTCCTGATAGAGGATATACTTTTAAATTGTTTGAGGTGTCATTTAATAAAAATGTTTCTAAGCCAGCTGCACAATCAGGAAGTTTAACTCCTGCATTAGCTGCTGCTGTAGTAACTATATTATATGACTTAGTTAGGGCTGTAGCTCCTGCCAAATCAGTACCTGCTGCTGAGACTGCTGTTGTTGCACTTAATGTAGAAGAACCTCCTACAGTTAGTGAACCCG